TTTTCTTTCTCAATGACTCTTTTATTATAGGATCCGCGTAGGGATCTTGGAATCCCTGACTTGTTGCATCACCGGAATTTGTTACCTTTGAACTAGCCGAGGTTATAATTTGAGAAAGGTCATCGATAATAGATTCAGGCTTGAGAGGTTTAAAAATTACTTCAGCAGCATATCCATAAGATTCTAGAGGATATTTAAGAGATGCTGGTTGGTCTGCTCCGCTTCGAGCACTACCTCCCAGGGTAGATATTGCATCCGATATAAATTTAGAAAAAGAAGAGGAACCAGAAGTATTTACTGCTTTCCGACTAGAAACCCCTTCATCGATTGGAACAGCGTCCGGCGACGGTTTGAAGTTAACTATGGTGCCGTTACTCTGTCGATATCTGGCCATTTTAAATACCTATAAATATAAAAATCTTAACATTATTTATATAGAAACTATGGCCTATTCTGGAAAATATAAAATCAAGAATCCAAGCAAATACCAAGGTAATCCAACCAATGTTATTTACCGATCCCTATGGGAAAAATACTGTTTTAAATGGTGTGACGAATCAAGTGACATACTTAAATGGTCAAGTGAAGAAACCGTTATACCTTATTTCTACGATGTTGATAAAAGATACCATCGATACTACGTTGACCTAAAAATTACTTTTAAAAACAAAGAGACCTGGCTTATTGAAATCAAACCGAAGAAAGAAACAAAGCCGCCGGAATATCCTGGACGTAAGACTAGGCGTTATATAACAGAGGGTATAACCTATGTTAGAAATCAGAATAAATGGAAGGCAGCAGAACAGTTTGCTAAGGATAGAGGTTGGAGATTTGCTATATGGACTGAAGATACATTAGAGAAAATGGGTATTAAACCCCGATCAACTAAACCACTAAAACCCTATAAAAGACGTAGCAAATCGACATAAATAGATGTACTATGAGTAATTTATTTCAAAAACTAGAGCTTGAAGCTTTCCGTGCCGGTATTACACCACGAACTGCTGAATCACGTGAGTGGTTCCGTAAGAAAGTGGCAAATATGCGGAATATAAATCGTAATACATTAATGAGAGACGAATCGTTACAGTTAAGAAATCGTCAACTTGTTGGTTCAATGAATATGTTTTTTTATGATCCAAAGAATAAAGATACCCTTCCTTATTATGATAGATTCCCTTTGGCTATTATTGTTGGTCCTGCTGAAAAAGGATTTTATGGTTTAAATCTACACTATCTGTCACCAATACTTCGAGCTAAGTTTTTAGATTCTCTTATGGATATTACTAACAACCGAAGATATGACGAAACAACTAAATTTCGCATGTCATACGATTTACTACAACGTGCTGGAAAATACAAATACTTCAAGCCGTGTTTCAAACATTATCTTACTGATCATGTAAGATCACGCTTTGCAAGAGTAGAAGCACCAGAGTGGGAAATCGCAACATTTTTACCAACAGCTGATTTTGCAAAATCGACTCGATCGAATGTATACAGAGAGTCAGCAAGAATTGCGAGACAAAGATGATCGATAGACTTAAATCGCAGATTTCATCTAAACGTGGTGTTGCCTCACCTAACTATTATAAAGTAACATTACCTGGGGCAAGGTTTGGAAGTAATGCAGATCAACTTAATCTTCTTTGTCGGGGAGTAAATATCCCAGGTAGACAAATGGTTACTACTGATCGAAAGATTGGTAATACACTTATAAAAGTTGCGCAAGATCATGCATTTGACGATGTTACACTTACATTTTTACTTTTAAATGATTATGGCGTACGTCGGTATTTCGAAAACTGGCAAGCTACTATAATTAATCGAGATACAAAAGAAGTTGGTTATTTTAAAGATTATGCATTTCCAGTACAGATTGCGCAATTAAAGAAAGGCGTTGGGTTTCCAATTGCTAATATAGATCTCGGTCTTCCAAGTCTACCATCAGAGATTCAAGGAAGATTACCAAGTCTTGGACCAATCAATCTTGCCCAAGGCGAAATTGATTTTAATTTTTTGACCGGTGGAGATGTTATTTACGAATGTGAGCTTCTGGATGCATATCCAACCAATATGGGTCAGATTCAATTAGCAGATACAGCTGAAAACTCACTTATAGAAATTACTATCCAGTTAACATATCGTAACTGGAGACAAACTGGTACTTCAGAAGGATCACCAGTAACCGATTTTATACAATCACAAATTGGCACTTTCGTCAGTAGATTATTTAGTTAGGATGAATTAGAATATGGCACTACCAAAGTTTAATGATACACCAATATATGAAACAACTATTCCTTCAATAAGTAAGAAAATAAAGTTTCGCCCATTTTTGGTAAAAGAACAAAAGATCTTGATGATTGCACATGAAAGTCAGGATCAAAGACAAATTGCAAGATCAATTTTAGATACGATCGAATCATGTATTCAGGAAGAGATTAGTACTAAAACTCTTACCTCTTTTGATATTGAATATTTGTTCTTAAATATTAGAGCAAAATCAGTAGGAGAAAATGTAGATTTATTACTACCTTGTACAAGTGACGAGTGTAATCATTCTACTCAAGTTAGTATTAATTTAGAAGAAATTAAATTAGAAGGTGATAAACCCCCACCAATTATAAAACTGAATGATCAGTATGAATTACAATTACGTTATCCTAGATATGATGATATTATAGAAATAGCCGGTGCGGGTGACGTAGGTCTTACTGAACAGATGTATGCTATGATGCAAGCTTGTATGGGTACGCTTTTATCAGAAGACGAAAGAATAGATTTTACCGACGAATCAAAGGAAGAGATTTCTGAATTCTTAGATTCTTTACCAACAAAGGTATTTGAACAGATTGTATCCTTTACACAGGATCTTCCGGCATTAAAATATAAATCTGAATATGTTTGTTCAGAATGCGGTAAAGAAAATGAAAGAACTATAGAAGGATTAGCGGATTTTTTGCAATATGCCTCTCCCACGACGATTTAGTGAATTTTTATCAAATAAATTATAAGCTGATGCAAAACTTTAATTATTCTTTAAGTGATCTAGAAAATCAAATGCCCTGGGAGAGGGAAATTTACGTAACTATGTTAATACAAGACTTGAAAGAACAAAAAGAAGAACAACAAAGACAAGCTATGAATAGAGGCTAATATGTCAACCTTAAAAGATGTAGTAAAACAGTTACAGGAGAATAACGAAGAGTTATCCTCTATGAATGCAAATCTTGCAGCAATGTTTCGGTTTGATAGGGAAAAGGCAAGACTTGATAAAGCTGCATATCTAGATCAGATTGCTGAAAAACGGAAACGTTCTGCTGCTCCTGCCGCTGGCGCAGGAATTGTTGGTGCAGCTGCATCAACTGGTGACAAAGGATTAGCTCTTCTCGGATTACCATCACTTGCTACACTATTACCTGCTATTGGTGCCATTGGTGCTACTATGGCAGGTTTAGATGATGCCTTTAAAGCACTAAGAGTTATAGATTTAGGAAAAGGAATTCTTGACGGGGTAAAAGCATTTAATGGTAAAACATTGTCGTTTATCGATAGTATAAAAGATACCACTAGAATCTTTACTACAATGATCGATGATTTTTCTAAAGTACTAACATTTGGTACAGGAGAAATTACGGCAAAGCAACCTGGCTTTTTAGCTAAAATAGGTACCTACTTTGATGATCTATTAAAACCTGTTACTACTGCCTTTGATAATTTCAAGCTTGGATTTACCAGAATTGGCACTAAAGCAACGGGAATAGTAGATGATCTTCTTAAGATGGAAGACTTTACTACTCTATCTGCTAAGATGGGAGCATTCTTCGGTACCATTGCAGCACCTTTTAAAAATATTGGTAAATTTCTACCTACTGTAAATTTCGATGCTTTGAAAGCTGCCTTTGGTTCTATGGACGAAGGAACGGGATTATTTGGTTTAATAGGAAAACTATTCAGCGCTTTAGATCCGCTACTTGCCCCCATAAAAAAAGTACTTGGTGTTCTAGCTAAAGGACCATTCCAGATCTTTCTTTCTGTAATAGATTTTGTTATGGGATTCTTCGAAGGATTTACTTCACCAGAAAACAAAACGCTATTTGATAAAATTACAGCCGGTTTAGAAGGTGGATTTAAAGGTGTTATAAAAGGCTTCACTGATGCTATGGATTTACTCTTTATTAAAATCCCAGCATTCTTTGCCGAAAAATTAGGATTTAAAGGTGTGGCAGAAAAGCTAAAAAGCTTTAGCTTGACTGCTTTGGTTGATCCTGCATGGGAAGCAGTAAAGAACTTCTTTAAGGATGCATTTGCTAATCCGGAACAATTCTTTAGCAATATAGCTAATACCTTAAAGGATATACCTATTCAATTCCTAAAGTCTTTATTATCTGTTGCACTACCGCCAAAGGACATGTTTAAATTTACATTGCCTGAAGCTGACCTTGGTCCACTTGGTAAGATTGGTGGAGCGCAAATAAATTTAAATCCTATTCCTGATTCTCTATATAAATTTGTCGGTATGGATGGTGGTAATACTGAACAAGCCCCGATACAATCAAGAGGTTCACTCGGAGAATTCGGTTCGCTTGGTGGTGCAAGAGCCGAAGATTTAGCCTCACCAGTCGCAGCAACTGCGTCATCACCAATTGTTGTATCAGATTCGTCGGTTAAAACAACACAGCAAATCCAAAATTCAATGGGATTAATTATGGATAAGTCAACACCAGCTAAAGATCTTTCGGCTGGTGGTATTTCAAGATTTGCCTTTAGCGATGCAGCACCATAAAGAAAAGGGAGCCGAAGCTCCCTAATCCCCATTATACCTAGTCGAAACCAAATATAATTTTCTCCTTTGTTGTTGCACCAACTTTCGTCCGAATCTTATTCAGCGACTAGGCCCATACGGGGTTGGCTTACCTTAACCTTCTTGAGCTAACTTAGCAAAGTAGCTCATCGTATCATCTTCATCATCCTTTTTTCCTTCGGACGATGATAGTGTATCAAGTTCTGAAATACTTTGTGCTGGCATTTCACGCGGTGTTGAAGCTGGTGCTTCGTTACCAAGTGAAATCTCATCACGTACACTCATTGGTGATACGGTACCAAGTACATTCTCAAGCTTTGTTTTTAATTCAGCGTAAGATTTATACTTGTTTGGACTAGTAAATTCTTCTGCAAGATCATGCATCGAATTGTAAATACCTTCAAGATAAGTATCATCGTCTGATAGTACTGATGGGGAATCGAACTCTGACTTATCGTAGTTTACCCAACCATCTACCTTACGGATCTTAATCTTGAAGCTTCCGCCTGCCCAGAAATCGAATGGATTCATAGGCGTTTCATCTGCATATTGTGGTTGCATAGCATCCATAATCTTATCAAAGATCTTTTTGCCATACTGATACATGAAGACCTTGCCTTCATTTTCGGGATTAGCTGGATCTGAAACTACTAATACATTTGATACATAATGAAGTCGACGTTTCTGAGTACGTGCTGTTTCTTTATCTGCATCAATACCTGAGTTCCAAAGTTTAGAGTTCATTTCACCAACTGGATCATCTTGACCAATCGATGTAAGAGAACGTTCGATATACCATTTACCAGTTGGACCTTTAAATCCATGATCCCAGTAACGAACCCACGGAAGTTCTTGACCTTCTGCTGCCGGCAAGAATCGGATAACAGCATAACCATTACCCATCTTATCGACAGTTGGCTTCCACATTCGTTCGTCTTTATAGGAGTTTTTTTCGCCGCCACCGACAGACTGTGCTGCGTTAACTAGTTTGTCGATAGAGGTGGATTTGCGTTTAAGTTCTGCGAATGACATTATATTTTCCTCGTATGTCTGAAATATTACTGAATTATTATACCGCATATTTATGCGTTTGTATATCCCTATTTAGGGGTAATTGTTATTTCTTTTACCCTGTGGGTTTGTTGTAGTATCCAATCGATAACCGATACACAGTAATCAATTGACATTTTATTTTCTTTTACCTGTTCAACTCTCGGACTATCAAAATATCCGAACCGAACAATAGTTGTATTAATACCACTATAGAACAGTTGTTCGTTTGCTTTATCAAGAGCAAATTTTTCTATTGCATATGGATGCGGTCTTCTTTTTATACCATCTGATGAATTAGATCCTATATTAATAATACGCTTATTAAGATTTGCAGCATGATATAGAAGTCTTACCTGACTGAAACCGTCATGTTTACAATTAATAAAAATATCACAGTCTTCAAGTTTATCGATACAATTATATTTTTCTGATAAAGCTTTACCTAGACCTCTACGTGTTCCTGTAATATAGAATTTATCCAAAATCTAATGTTGCCTTTTTTGGTAGTAGATTTAGATCCATTGCTTCAACCTCAAGCTTTGACTGTAGTTGTGCCCCAATAAATTTCTTTACATCTTCAGGATCAATACTATTCTTATCACAAATATTGAGTACTGCATCCATATAAGTCATATGATCGTCACGTACCGCTTTTTCTACAAGCTTGGTAAATTCTGATCTATTGAGAAAATCACCCATAATATTCCTTTATTATTTTAAATAAAACCATGTAATCAAAGACTCTCTTGTTCCTTTTTCTACTGGCATAACCTGATGGAAAGTTTCTGAACTAAACATTAT